ATTTTGTAATCTAACACAGTATTTGTTGAATCTTAGTTCTTGAATATAAGCAGTGCCTACCCTACCGTCGTTATACTGTGCGGCAGAATCATCTGCACCGGTAGGTAAGTAAGAACTTGGAATACGTAAACCACGGAATAACTTGTTAGTAAAATATTTTAAGTCATCTATTTCGCCTAGGTTAGTTCCGCCTGGTAGTGTTTCTACTTTAGAACCACGTCCTTCCGCTGTTTGTGGAAAGAAGTAATCTTCATTAATTGATAGTGGATTGAAACTAGCGTCAATAACGTTAGTACCACCTCCAGTTGCTGACGGAATTCTACGTTGATGAATTTCATTTTTAATTCTTTCAACAAATCCCATAGCAAGGTGAGTAGGCATGTTACCTACGTCGATGTAAAATACTCTTCTTTCAGGTGCTCTTTGCACACGATAGATAATAATTGCATCTTCAAGTAATTCTTTCTGCTTATAAACTTTGAAAACACTTTCTAATAGACTGTTACCAAAAGGAAAGTTTCTATCTAACCCTTCACTTAAACTTAAATGTACAACATGCTCTGCTTCAATTGTTGCTTGGTTTTGTGTTTTATCAAATCTTGTACCAACTGAACCCGAATTAGCACCAACATACCCTCTTCCTTGGCCTCCGCCTGAAGTTGTATAATCTATTTGTCCTGTGCCTGCGTTTGGATTCTTTTGTGATACACTTAAATGTTGAAAGTTTACATTAATATCACTAATAACATATTGTTCAGGTTCTTTACCTTCGCTTTCATTAACAATTACCTTGTTAACTTTAGCAGGATCAATATGAAATAATTTAAATGTTTCTGGATCTCTTACAAAAAATGCATCGCCATATTTGAATACGTTACGCATTACTCTAAAAATACGTCTGTCAAATTGGTTCATGTCAACCCATTGTTGCAAATACTGTTTTAATATTTTTGTTTCTGCACCTGTTGCTTGTTGTTTAAAAAACAACTGAAATGGAGTTTTGTTTTCCATGTTTTCTTGTGTACAAAACTCTGCTAGAATATCTAAGGCCGCATTAACTTCACTGTCAGCGTCCATTGTTTCGTACTGTCCATAACGTTCAATACGATTAGGATGTCCTGAATAAACATCAGGCAAGAAACTCGAATAGTTTGTCCTTGCAGGACCTGCTTGTCCGCTACCAGATACTGGACTTACTTGTCCTGAAGTATTTTCTGGTTTATATTCTTGAAAGTATTTTTTCCAACCCATATTTTTTTCCTAACTGTATTGTTCAACAGTTGCTATAACCTGTTTAGTTAAATTATTCTGTGTATCCATTTTCCTTGTAAGCATATTTAACGCATCTAGTAATTTTACACTACCTTCCCGGTTGCTGTCAACTAGTTTGTTAACCAAATTGCTTGATCCCGACGTTTGAGTGTTATTTTCTTGATTTCCTTGCTGTTTTGCACCTTGATTATATGCATTGGCTACTAAATTATTCAATTGAGGTTCATTTAGTACTGCTTCTTTTCCGTGTAACGTTGCAACGGTACCTGACCCAAAGTCTTTTAGTACACTGCCATATGCACCCATAGTACCGCCAAACATTTGAGCACCTTCATCTATTGATTTTTGATATCCTTGTAATTCTTTAAATAGATCTATAATTACTTGACTATAGTTTGGACCAAACATTTTCTCTAATTCTTCAGCGTCAAATCCAGCAAGTAAGTCTTGTGGAGTTTGGAATCGTTTCATCAGGTTTCGATATACTCGTTTATCATCAAGATCATATCCTAACATATTTTTTTGATTCGGTGCATCAGGCAGTAAATACTTTTGTAGAATATCAGAAGCGCCTTTTTGGGCATCGCCAGTTACTACTTTGGTACCTTCCATAACAGCGGCTAAATCATCCATACTAATTTTTTTGTCAGGTGATCCATCTAATTGAGACTCAATTTTAGTGACTGTTGCGTTGGCAATTGATTCATCGTCTAAAAATAAAAATTTAATTAATTTTGAATTTGCCATCATCAAATACATCTTATCAAGTAATTCATTAAACTTTCTTGAAAGGTAAGGAATAAATCCTTCTGCTTCTATATCATCTGTAACATTTTGTAAAAACGTGTTAAAGGCAGTCATTCCGTCTTTAAAAGTCTGTGATGTCACAATTTGAACAAACGAATCTGCTAATTGTTCTCTTAGAGTTTGTAACATAGAGTTTAGATTATTAAATGCTTGTGCTAGTGGACTTGTTTTACCCATGTCACTTTCTAAATCTTCAGTACTTCCTGTAAATTTTTGAATACCCATTAACAAATCACCAAACGTTGGACCAAGTCCATCGCCAGCCATTGTAATTGCCGCACCAAATCTTGCATTACTTTGTACAAATCCTTTTTGACTGTTTGCAAAAGCAGTAACATTGTTCAGCAATCCTGCTTCAAACGATTCTAAAGAACCGTTAAAATTTTTAGACGATGAAACAGACTGTCTAAGTGTGTCACTAAATCCTTTATTAATGGTCATCATTTGAGCCGCACCTTCAGTAAGAGGTGCTACACCCATTATCATCGACATTGCCGCTTCTCTACCTGAATCACCAAACTGTCCAAATGTTCGCATTACTGATTCTGCTCTGGCTTTTTCTTGTCCTTCAAGTCCAGACATAAACACTGCAAACGATTTGTTAGCATTTGCTTTATCTACTTCATCTTGAATTGCATCTGCTTGAGTACCTGTTAGTTCTGATAATCTTCTAATACCTTTTGCATAATCATCACTCATGTCAATCAATTGACTACGTGTCATTGTTTCTCTTTGCAATGCCATTGAGTTTTGTGCAAAGAATCTCATAAAGGTTTCGTTTTGTTCTTCAAAACTTAAACCAAATCTCTGTAAACTATCTCTGTTTTGATCAAATGCTATTGCCGCATCGTTAATAGCCATTTCAGCACCACGTGTTGCTGTTCCTAAAAATGCTAGTCTTTCGGAATTTCCTGCTACACTTCCTGCAAGGGTATCTAAACCAATACCTAGTCTAGCCGCCATTCCGTTCATGTATTCTAATTTGTCACCAAATGCTATACCTGATGCTGATAGTTGCTGGAATGTTGTGTAGTTTTTATATAATAGTTCTACAACTGCATGAATTGCTTCTCCAAACACATTCAGTCCAAGTGGTAATTTAGTTAATGCATTAGATAAATCTGTAATTTTAGGTTGTGTTGCAACAAACCCAGCACCAAGTTTAACAGCACCAGAACCCATTTTTGTAAGTCCTGCTAGAGCACCAGTGGCCAAACCTAAGCCTTTGCCTAAAGCACCAACAGCAACATTTGTATAGTTAATTGATTTACCTAATTTACCGATTGGTAATGCTACTCCGCCAACAGTACCCGCTCCGCCTTTGCCGCCACCCATGCCTTCCATGTCACGCAAGGTGTCTAGAATCTTCTGCATTGTGGCTTCTTCAGCCGCATTATCCAATCTTACATCTGCATCACCAATTTGACCAGTTACTGCCATAATTTAAAAATCCTCATAATATACGTATATAAATACATTTACTAATTATTAGTACAACTGTATTTATAGAGGATAACAACCATGGAAAATCAAAGCGTTTTAAACAAGTACAAACGCCAACCAAAAATTTACTTGACACTACCTAGTGGTGGTGCATTTTATCCTTCGAATCCAATGGAAAAAACTGGGTCTGGAGAATTACCAATCTATTCAATGACGGCCAAAGATGAGTTAATGATCAAAACACCTGATGCATTAATGAGCGGTGAAGCAACTGTAGATGTAATCAAATCATGCTGTCCAATGATTGACGATCCGTGGAGTATGCCAAACATTGATCTAGATGCTGTTTTAATCGCTATACGTATTGCTACATATGGCGAAAAGATGGAACTACAAGTTCCTATTAGATATTATGAAGACGATGATCTTAAAGTAGGTAGCGAAACTATTGAAATTGATTTACGTACTATATTAGATAAAATGCAAGGTAAAACTTGGAACGGCATTATTACTCACGGTGATCTTAC